CCCACAGGATAAAGACCATCCGCCTAAACCTAGAAGCCCTTATGGAGTCTCAAAAGTTGCTTCTAGATTTATTGTAAAAGTTTACAGGGAATCTTATGGTATTTTCGCAGTACATGGTATTCTTTTTAACCATGAGGGTATCAGGAGAGGGGAAGAGTTTGTAACAAGAAAAATTACCAAAGGTGTAGCTCGTATATACAAATCCTTACTTGATGGTAAAGATTTTAAACCTTTATCTCTTGGTAACACTGATGCTAAACGAGATTGGTCAGATTCTGAAGATTTTGTTGATGGGGTTTGGCGTATGCTCAACCAGTCAGAGCCTAAAGAGTACATTTTATCCAGTAATGAGACTCATACAGTGAAAGAGTTCGTGGAAGCTGCTTTTTCAGAAGTAGGTATTGAAGGTTCTTGGCAAGGTGAGGGGGTAAATGAAAAATATATTTCTTCAGAAAATGGCGTGTTAGTTGAGGTAAACGAAAAATATTATAGACCAGCCGAAGTAGACTTACTTTATGGAGACTCGACCCCCGCAAGGGAGGAGATAGGATGGTCTCCTAAAATATCTTTCACAGATTTGGTTTCCAGAATGGTCAAAAAAGACGTTGAGCTTTCTCAATAACTTTACCTTGACTTTAAATGAAGATTACCCCAAGATAGGTTTATGGCTGGTAGACGGAAGCGTAAACCTACTCTTAATCAATTTATAATCAATAAGTTTCTTAAGGATCCTAAGAGTATTTGGAAGAATAAAGGTATTACTTCCAGAGAAATGAAGATAACTAAGAAGCTAATAGAAAAGTATCCGCTTGAAGCGTTTTGGAAAGCGCTACCTCCTAAATTTATTGCTGATAGTCTATGTTGGTACATATCACCTCAGGGGCTTACATACTTAAAAATTGAGTATGGTAAGTTTTCAATGGAGATTAAAGGCACTGAAAAATATGACATTAGTGATTCTAAATTCGGAGAAGATAAAATAATTGTTAAAAAGACGAAAACAATAGAAGAGTTCTTAAAATATGGCAGCAAAAAAGAAAACAGTTGAGGGTTTTAACCCTATAGATCAAATTCAGTCTTACCTTAAAGATCATAAAGATGAGCATTTTAATTTCGAAGAAGCCCCTAGCTATGTTGTATCCAGTGGTAGTCTTCTCATGGATAACGAGATGTCTGGCGGTTTACGACCCGGTGTAATCAGGGCTTCAGGTATTTCCGAGGGAGGGAAAACTTCATGTGCTCTTTCTTTCGCTAGAAACTTCCAGAAAACCGTAGAAAACGGTATGGTGGTTTACATTAAGTCTGAAGGTCGTCTTTCTCATGAAATGATAGCGAGATCTGGTGTTGATACATCAGATAAAAAATGGTTCGTTTACAAAAGTAATATTTTTGAAAGCGTCTTACAGTTGATGAGAGAGCTTGTCATGAATAATCAAACTGATTGTAAGTACTTTTTTATTATTGACTCAATGGATGCTTTAGTTCCTAAAAAAGATCTAGATCGTTCTTTTGAGGAATCAGACAAGGTAGCAGGAGGTTCAGTTTTGAGCTCTAACTTCTTGAAGAAAATGGCTCTCGGACTTTCAACAAAAGGTCATATCTGTTTTATGATTTCTCAAGTCAGGAGCAAAGTTAGTGTCAATCAGTATGAAAAAACTGATCCGAACTTAACTAATGCTTCAGGCGGAAATGCTCTTCTTCATTATTCAGATTGGATTCTAGAATTTCAGCAAAGGTTCAAAGGCGATTTGATTCCTGCTAAATCAGAAAAACCTGAAGGTCATTATTGTAAAATTATTTTCAGAAAAACTGCAAATGAAAAAACCGGGTCTGTTATTCGTTATCCTGTAAAGTATGGGAGAACTAATGGTAAAAGTATTTGGGTCGAGTATGAGGTTATGCAGTTTATGATGGAGTGGGACATGGTTGAGGTAAAAGGTCCGTGGATTACTGTAAGTGATTCTATTATTGAAGAGCTTAGTGCCGCTGGTATAGAAATGGAACCCAAGCATCAAGGTGGTGACAACTTCAGAAAATATCTTGAAAAAAATCAAGAGGTTTGTAAATATCTTTTTGATAAATTTAGAAATGCTTTATCGGTTATATCGTGAAGCTATATGATATAGGTGGTAAATTAGTAAACCGAAGCGTAACTAAGTACAGGGTAGAATGGGACAAAAAATGTAGATCCAAATTTCAGTACAACGTAAAACAATTTTTTAAAACTTTTTGGTATAGTCAAATTTGTTATGAAGAGTTTCCAGTTTATGGAACAAGAATGAAGGTTGACTTAATTAATATGACGAAAAGAATTGCTGTTGAAAGTCAAGGTAGTCAACATGAATCTTTCAATAAGTTTTTTCATAATAATTCTAGAGCTACATATTTAAGATCAATTATGCGAGATAACGAGAAAAGAATATGGTTAGAAAATAATAACTTTAAAATTATAGAGATTTTCGAAAAAGAGATAGACTTGTTATCAAGAGAGTATATTAAAGATAAGTTTGAAATAGACATCTAAAATAGTGTAATATTGTAATACAAATGAGTAAAAATGAGAACACTAGAATACCAGACTCGCTTCTGGATCAAATTAGTGAATGGTCTTGCGGGGGGTTTATGTTGTTTAACTTTGATGAAGAAGGTAATCCACAAGTTTACTCCAAAGTGGAGAGCGAAAAAAACGCTATGTCGTTACAATATCTTGTGAATCACTGGACTCAAGCCATGGAATCGATGAATTCAGATGCTTTTATTAACAATATGACTGGTTCGTTCTCAGAGGACTCTGGTGAAGGATACGAAGAAGAAGGATACGAAGATGAGTGATACAGATATTAACGAATACTACCCAAAAGATGAAATTCCACCAGTAACTTTAACAGCAGGAGAATCTTTAAAACCTGAAGTACCAATACCTAGTGAAGAAAAAATTGAAACTCCGATTACCCCAGAACCGGTGGAGGATTTAGGAATTGATTTACCTGATATACCTTTGCCAGATGATGATCCAGTTGAAGATTCTATAAAAGATGAATTTGATGATGCTGCTTTTAATTTTGCTGTAGTAGGAGTGGGACAAGGAGGTTCCCGGCTCGCAGAGTCATTTTGGAATTTGGGATACCGTCGGGTATGTGTTATAAATACAGCTCAACAAGACCTTTCTTTGATTAAAATACCTGAAGCTAATAAACTTTTAATTGGTGATGGAGGAGCTGGTAAAAATCCTGACGCGGCTGATGAAGTTTTTAGGACTCGTTATGAAGATATTCTTGATTTCTTAAAAAAGAGCTTTGGAAATGGGTATGAAAGAGTTTTGGTCTGCGCTGGTGCTGGTGGAGGGACAGGAGCTGGAGGTGTAGCTCGTGTTTTAGAAATTTGCCACGATTTAAATCAGTCTCTTGGAAAAGAAACTAAGGATACTGACGCTAAAGTCGGCTGTATTCTAGCCTTACCCACAAAAGGTGAAGGTATTAAAGTTCAAGAGAATGCCAAGAAAACTACCTTGAAGGTTTTGGATCTTCAAAAAGCTGGAGTTATTTCACCACTAGTCATTCTAGATAATGAAAAAATTAAGCAACTTTACCCTAAGTTAAGCGTTAATCAGTTCTGGTCTACAGCTAATAGTAGCATTTGCTCGGTATTTCACTTGTTTAACAAGATTTCTGCCAAGGAATCCGCATATACCACCTTTGATAAAGCTGATTTAGATACTATCTTTTCTTCTGGAATTATTATGTTTGGAGCTACTCCCGTAAGGGACACTAGCGAAACAGGTATATCTTATGCAGTTAGAGATAATTTACGTAAGAATATTCTTGCAGGGGTAGACGCTTCTACGGGTAACGTAGCAGCTTGTGTTATTATTGGTGACAAGTACTCTCTTGATAATATACCTCAGTCTAGTTTAGAGCATGGGTTTGAGCAATTGAGTAGGATGATGGGGGCTAACTCAACAGTGCATAGAGGGATCTATGCTGGAGCTAAGAAGGGTATGGCAGTTTATACTGCTATAGGAGGTCTTCAGGCTCCTGATAATTTGTTTGACTATTTCTTTAAAGTTGATAGAGTGTACAAGTGACAGAGATACTTTAAAAACAAAAGTTAAAACAGATGCCAATATACTCTAATCAGGTCGAGCACCATGTGCTCGGCGGACTGCTCAAACACCCTGATGTCCTTCCTGAGATTGACTCTTTTGTAAATGTCGGTGACTTCTATAACGAAGTTCATCAAACAATTTATTGTGTTTTACGAGAGTCTATTC